CACGACGCCGAAAGGTGATCGGCCACCGTTTCTAGCCGACCTCGAATGGCTCTGCCGAGAAGGGAATTACGTCAAAGTGTGGGAGGGGAGATATCATCATGACTAAGCAGAAGTTCGACAGTGCCGTCCCCGAGATCCGTGAGGCGACCCCCGCGCCGATCGATGTTACGCGGTTCCGCGAGCCTCTAGACGGCGTGGAGCGCAGATGGCGCGAGGATCTGGCGCCGCGTCTCGGCCTTGATCCGAAGCTCACCGGCTTCGCGCGCTTTGCTGCCGTGAAGAAGCGCATAGCGTTCAACCCGACGCGGCGCGGCGAGCCGAACTTGACTCACATGACGCACCTGCTCCAGGCGGTGAGAGACGGAAAACCGTTCGGCGGCCGGGTCGTGTCGTACAACGACGCCACCGATGCTTGGCCTGCCTATTTCATCACGCGCGACGAGGTCGCTGCCGCACAACGCGCCGTTAACCGATCCCCGCAGCAACCGCGCGAACCCGGTCAAGACGACGAGGAACGCGGAGGGCGCTGAAATGACGAAGATACAATGGACCGATGAGACCTGGAATCCTGTGACGGGCTGTACGAAGGTTAGCCAAGGCTGCAAGAACTGCTATGCGGAACGGATCTTCCCTCGTCCATACGGCAAGACGGGGCGAAAGTTCACCGACGTTGCAACGCACCCCGAGCGCCTCGAGCAGCCGCTTCGCTGGCGGAAACCGCGCCGGATCTTCGTCAACTCGATGAGCGATCTCTTCCATGAGGCCGTGCCTGACATCTTCCTCGACCGCGCATTCGCCGTTATGGCGAAGGCGGAGCAGCACGAGTTTCAAATCCTGACCAAGCGCCCGGAGCGTATGCTCGAGTACGTCTCCAAGGCGATGGGGGACCCGGACTGCGGGTACGATGGCTGGTACGAGGCGCTGGAGGTGCTAGGCGTCAAAGACGCTTCCCCGCTTCAGAACGTCCTCCTCGGGGTCAGCGTGGAGAACCAGGAGACCGCGGACCAGCGCATCCCGCTCCTGCTCGAAACGCCGTCCGGCCGCGGGAGATTCGTTAGCTACGAGCCGGCGCTCGGGCCGGTGAATTTCACCCACATCGAGACTGGCGACTATCGCAGCCGTCTCGGGACGTGGTGTGCGCCCTTGACCGGCACCTACACGGACTCACCGCGCATCAACTGGGTCATCGTCGGCGGCGAGACCGGTCCCGGCGCGCGGCCCTTCAACATCGCATGGGCGCGGGACACGATCCGGCAGTGCCGGGAGGCCGGCGTGGCATGTTTCGTCAAGCAGCTCGGCACTTTCCCTCTCATCCTCTTTCAGGAGGAGCAGATGGCCGGGAGCTGGCAGCAAGATGGGATGAGATACAGGATTGATAGACCGGGAGCCCATGCTGGGAAAGTATTATTCCGCGATCGCAAGGGCGGCGAAATGAAGGAATGGCCGGAAGATCTCAGGATTCGTCAATTTCCTGAAGTGACGCGATGATCTATGAGCGGCCGGATCTACCTCGTCGACCGTTGCCCTCACTGTGGTCGCAGGATTCAGCAGCGTAGCGCGGAGCAGAACGCCGCGTTTCATGCCATCTGCGGCGAGCTCGCGGAGCAACTCGACTGGCCGGCAGGCTCTGGGAACATGATCGACAAGGAGGCGTGGAAGCGGTTGCTCGTCGCCGCAGGCGAGCGCGCCGCGGGGCGCCGGGCCGAGCTCTACCCGGCCTTGGACGGCCAGGGCTTCGATATCGTCTACCGCCGCACTTCGCGGTTGCCGAAGCAGGACCAAAGCGAGCTCATCGAGTTCGCCAAGGCGTACGGCGCGGAACGCGGCGCCGTGTTTCGTGAACCACCAACCGAGGAGGATCCGGAATGGAAACCCCAGGCACGGCAGCAACGCTCCAGGTAATCGACGGCGAGGGCAATAAGCGCGCGGCGAAGGGCCGGATCAACCCGGACAAGCAGGAGGCGATCATCACGCTCGCTCCCGTGAAGGAGCGGATCGAAGAGCTCGAGCGGCTCTACCAGCGGAAAGAAGATCTTGCGGTGGCGTTCAACGACGGGGTCAAGGCATGCGCGCAGAAGGCCGGGCTCAACGCCTCGGTCCTCAAGAAGTTCGTGATCGCGCGCCTCAACGATCAACTACCCGAGATGCACTGCGAGCAGGATCAGCTCGCGCTACTGCTCTTCGACGTGGGAGCGTGACGTGACGGAAGCTCCCGAGAAGCCCATGGCTTAACAGCCAGCTTACACAGCCAACCACATGAACCGTACCGAGCACTTGCTCTTCAAGCTCGCCGAAGAATGCGCCGAGGTGACGCAGGAAGCCTCGAAGGCGGCAATCTTCGGTATTGACGAGATCATGTCCGGGCAGCTATCCACGAACCGCGAGCGCGTGGTGAAGGAGTTGAACGATCTCTGGGCGATCGTTGAAATGCTCGGCCTTCAGCAAGTCAACCGCGAATGGATCGAAGCGAAGAAGACCAAGATTGAGCACTGGATGGCCTACGCAGAAAACGCGTGCGGCACGCTCGCCGCGGAGAAAGGCGCGAAGATCGAGGAAGCTACATGAGACGTGCCTTGGCCGAAAGCATATGCGCTTGTTGGAGAGCGGACGGTTTGTCCAACGCCGTGTCCGATCTTCGGGGATATATGCCCGACCGATTTAATCACCGTACGCATACGTCCTTTGATAGCTGACCGCAACGTTTATGCTAACAACGCCCTTTGGGACGAGAAGTTTGATTTGGCGATCTCGCTGTTGATGCGTTTCGGTCTGAAGGGTCCGCAGCGTCTAGGAGCAAAGCCCGCAGCTCGAGCGGGCGCGGATTTGAAATCTCAAACCTTGCGTCAGGCGGTAATCGCTAAACTTAACAGCGCAAAATTTGATCGTGCTCTGCGATCGAGCTGGTCAACCGTGAAAGCCGTCAGATCGAAAACGAGATGATCTCGTTCACGGTCCTTGGTACCGCCCAGACGGCCGGCAGCAAGCGCGCCTTCGCTCTTCGGCGAAAGGACGGCTCGATCGTCACGCGCCCGGGCGGCTCCCCCGTGATCGCCGTGACAGACGACAACCCGCGGTCGAAGGATTGGAAACAGCAGATTGCTTCCGCGGTGCGGGAGCGGTACGACGGTCCTTTGCTCGACGGGCCGCTCGCCGTGGTGATGACGTTCTACCGCCCGCGCCCGAAGGCGCACTATCGTAGGAGCGGCGAGCTCTCGACGCTCGGGCTCGAGACGCCGTTCCCGGACGGGCGTCCCGACGTCCTGAAGCTGGCGAGGGCCGTGGAGGACGCGCTCTCGGGCGTCGCGTGGCGGGACGATGCTCAGATCGTCGAGGAGACGTTGCGCAAGCGTTGGGGCGAGCCGGCGCGCGTGGATATCGCCATACGGCAGTTCGGTTCATGACCAGTGTAGCGAGCCAGAGGACGGGCATCGGTGCGTAAGCGTAGGATAGCGCCTATGCCCTGCCGACCGTGTGAGGATATGCGCTGGCGATGGGGTGAGGGACCGTGCGAGTACGCTAGCCGTGAGGAGTGTGAGCGAGCACACGCCAACGAATACCCCTATGGCGTATCCGTACACCTACCGTTGGCAACAGACGGCACGCGCCTTCCTACAGGCGCACCCCCTCTGCCAATGCCCCCGCTGTGATGAAGGCCGCATCCGCGCGCGCATCTCTCAGGTGGTAGATCACCGCATACCACATCGTGGCAACATGAGGATCTTCTGGGACGACGCCAACCTCTGGGCACTGAACAAGCAATGCCATGACGCATGGAAGCAGAGCTGCGAGAAGGGCGGCTATGCTGGTGTGCGTGAAGACGGCCTGCCCATCGATCCTGCGCATCCTTGGAACTCGGAACGCTAAGACCTTCGGCGCCAGACAGTATGAGTGAGGGGGATATGCCCTTCTCATCGCTGGCCGTCGATCTTCTAGAGCGGCGCGCCAAAGAGATTTTCACACGGCCAAAATGGGCCGTTCGGTTTTTCGGAGAGTATCCATGCCCGGACCGGCAAAGACACCGCGCCAATTCAAGTTGATCGCGGGTACGCTACGGAAGCACCGCGAGAGGGGACTCGAAAACCTCCCCGAGTTCCCCACGATCGGGCATGGTGCGTTCCCGGCGCCGCCGCAGCATATGAACCCCGATGGTGCCAGGCTCTGGCGCGAGCTCGGCGCATTACTGGTCGGTGCGGGCGTGCTTCAGCAGCCGGATCTCTATGCGCTCGAGCAGCTCTGCTACGCTTGGCAGCGTTTTCAGGGTAAATTCAAGGCGGGGATGGAGTTCACGGCCTCGGAGGACAATGCGCTCAAGGCGCTCTTCGCGGAATTCGGCCTCACGCCGGCGGCGCGACGGCGCGTCGTCTCGAACCTCGTCGAACCGCCAAAGGCGAATCCATTCGCGAAGCACGGTAAGCGCCCCGTATCCTGACTACGTTGCGGTCGCCGTCGCCTATGCCGAAGGAGCAGTGGCGGATGAACAAGGCCTGCGGTACGGTAAATGGCTGCGACTCGCGGCGCGGCGATTCTTGCGCGATCTGAAATCGGCCAAGGGCGAGGCGTCATTTCGCTTCGACGCTTGGCATGCCAATGATGCATGCGCGTTCATCGAGAAATTGCCGCATATTGAAGGACGGTGGGAGACACCGACGATCGTGCTGCATCCGGCACACGTCTTCTTCATCGTTCAACTCTTCGGATTTCGCCGGCGCGATGACGACGCGCGGCGTTTCAGTATGGCGTTGTTTGCGGTCGGGCGGAAAAATGCGAAATCGCTGATTTCTGCCGCGGTCCTGCTTTACTGCCTCTGCTGTGAAGATGAACCGGGGCCGCAAGTCATCTCGGCGGCCACAACGGGAGACCAGGCGCGCATCATCTGGGGTACGGCGCGGCGAATGGTCGAGCGCACACCGGCCTTACGCGAGGCCTTCGGGCTGGAACCGTTCGCGAACGCCATCGCGCGTTGGCCGGTGGGCGGTACCTTCAAGCCGATCAATGCCAAGGCATCGACTCAGGACGGGCTGAACCCGTCGCATGTCGGGCTCGATGAGATACATGCGCACAAGACGCATGATCTGTTGAACGTGCTGCAATCGGCCGCGGGCGCGCGCGCGAACCCCTTATGGCTCTACACGACGACGGAAGGCTATGAGACGCCGGGCCCCTGGCCTGAGTTGCGCCGATTCGCGCAACAGATGCTCGAGGGCGTGTTCGAGGCGCATCACTTCCTGGCCGTCATCTTCGCGCTCGACGATGAAGAAGGCGAGGAAGGTAAGCCGGGGCATCGGCCGGCGGACCTCGACTTCGATGAGACGCGATGGGTGAAGGCCAACCCACTGATCGAAGTCAATCCCGTGCTGCGTCGCGAGATTCAGAAAGCGGCGGTCGAGGCGCAGCAGATGCCCGGGCGGCATGCGGAGTTCCGGATCAAACGACTGAACCGCCAGAGTTCCACGGCGCGCGGCTGGATCAAGTTCTCGAACTGGAAAGCGTGCGCGAAGCCGGTTGATCTCACGTGGCTCCGCGACTTTCCATGCTGGGGCGGGCTGGATCTCGCGAGCACGACGGATCTATCCAGTTTCCGCCTCTTGTGGAAGATAGAGGGCGTCTACTACACGTGGGGCAGGCGATGGGTCCCCGAGCACGCGGTCGCACAACGGACGGTGCGCGGGACGGTCCCCTATGCGGCATGGGTTGCCTCCGGTGCGCTTGAGCAGACACCCGGCGAGGTGACCGATCATGCGCTAATCGAAGCTGCGATCCTGGACGCATACGCCAAGTACCGGATCATGGCGCTGTACTACGACGCCTGGAACGCGGCGCAGCTCGTGGCGAAGCTCAAAGCCGGCGGCGTGCCCATGCGCCAGTTTATCCAGGGGCCGAAAAGCTATCACCCGGCCATGCAGGAGTTCGAGCGGGCGTATGTGGCGGGGCAGTTGCATCATGGCGGTGATCCGGTGCTCACCTGGTGCGCCTCGAATCTGGTGGTCCGGCTGGACGTCAACCTGAACATGGCGCCGGATAAGCGGCGCTCCGCAGAGAAGATCGACGATATCGTGGCGTTGCTGATGGCCTTTGGCGGCGCCGCGGGCGATGAAAACGCCCCGTCCCCCGCCTGGGAGGTGATTTCGGTATGATGCTAGGTACTGATGGCTGCCCCGAGCTGTGAGCTGAACGAGCGTGAAGCCGATCGTCTTCAATGCTTCGCTGTTCGCCGGCGTGCTGCTGATCGGCATAGGGGTCTACGTCGAGTTTGGTGTAGGCTACGGTCTGCTCGCATCGGGAGCCGTTGTGGTTGGGCTTACGCTGTATCTTGCTCGCCTCGCCGGCGTAAGAGCGCATTGAGATGTTCCTGAGCTCGGAAATCGGAACTTCGGGCCGCGCCCCCGGGGATGATTTCTGGTTCCTTCCGATCGGCGGCACGAGCGCCGCCGGCGTCCGCGTGTCGCCGACCACGGCGCTTTCGGTCTCCACGCTCTACGCCTGCTGTCTCGTGCTGGCGCAAACGCTTGCGATGGTGCCGATTCATCTCTATCAGCGCCTGGAACCGCGAGGCAAGCGGCGGGCAATCGAACATCCGTTGCATCGGCTCATCCATATGCGGCCGAACCGCTGGCAGACGAGCTATCAATGGCGTCAGATGATGCAATGGCATCTGGCGCTTCGCTACAACGCCTACTCGCGCATCCATTACGATGCCACCGGCGCGATCGACGAGCTTGTGCCGATGCACCCGGACCGAATCGTGGTCGAGCGGTTCGTCGCACCCAACGGCAACGACACCTTTCGCTATCACTATCGGCCCTTGAATGGTCGGGAGTTCGTGTTGACGCCCGGGGAGGTCTTTCACGTCCGGGGCATGGTGTCCGATGGGATCGAGGGCTTCTCGCCGCTCGAGGCGCAGAAAGACTCGATCGGCGAGGCTATCGCTGCCCAGCGCTTCAACGCGCGGCGCATGGACAACGATGCCAGACCCGGCGGCGTGCTCGAGTGGGCGGGCTCGTTCAACGATGACGAAGAACGACGAAAATTTCGCGCGAGCTTTCAAGCGGCGCAATCGGGGATCAACCGCGGCAAGATCGCGGTCCTCGAACGCGGCATGACCTGGAACGAGATCGCCGTCAAGAACACGGATCTGCAATTCATCGAGATCCGTGAGCTGAAGGCTTCCGATATCGCGGCGATCTATCGGATGCCGCCGCACAAGGTGGGCCTGCTGCAACACGCGACCTTCTCGAACATCGAACACCAGGGGATCGAGTTCAAAACGGACACGATGCTGCCGTGGTTCGTCAACTGGGAGCAGGAGCTCTCGATCCAATTGTTGACGCAGGATGAACAAAGGGACTTCTTCTTCGAGTTCCTCGCCGAAGGCTTGCTGCGCGGTGACTCAAAGGCACGAGGCGAATTCTACGGTAAGCGGTTCATGACAGGATCCCTCTCGCCGAACGATATCCGCGAGCTGGAGAACGAGAACCCCGTGGGTGGTGGCGATCGGTATTTCGTCCCCGTGAACATGATGCCCTTGGACCGAGCAGATGACATGGTGGTGTCCCGGACAGCAGAATCCGTTCCGGAGGACCAGGACTCCCGCGATCGCGAAGCTGACGAGCGCGCAGGTGAAGCGGCCGGGCTTGTGCGCAAGGAAATCGCGCAGATGCGGCGCAAAGGCCGCAAGGATGCGGCGAGCTTTTACGCTGCGCATACTGCGCAAGTAGGCGAAAAACTCGGGCTCGACGAAACGGCGGCCCGTGGCTATTGTGCGTCCCGCCTGGCGGGCATCCAAGCGGCCGCGAACCTCGATACCTGGCTTGCGGACTTGGAGGAGAATGGTATGCACCAGCTGCTCGCCTTGACGCGGAAGGACGAAACATGAACGCCAAAACGCTGCACCTCCTCTCGGAGTTCTACCGGACACCGTGGGCGTTGCTGCCCGCGACCTTGCAGATGGCGCGGATGGTGATCGAGCGCTGGGCAAGCGGCGAGAAACTTCCCGAGGAGGAAGTTCGTACGATCGCAGAATCGCGGCCTGCCAGGTCAACGCGCGAGTTTGAAGGGATGATCGCCGTCCTGCCGATTTTCGGCATCCTCGGGCATCGGGCGCGACTGGTGAAGGACATCTCATCCGGGGTCGGCACGTCGACCGAGCTGCTGGCGCTTGCGTTCCGCGCCGCCGTCAACGACCCGAACGTGAGCGCGATCGTTTTCGACGTGGACTCGCCCGGGGGCAGTACCTTCGGGGCGGATGAGCTCGCATCCGAAATCTTCGCCGCGCGCGGAGTGAAACCGATCATCGCGTCCGTGAATTCGATGGCGGCGAGCGGTGCCTACTGGATCGCCTCCGCTGCCGATGAGGTGGTGATCACACCCGGCGGCGTGGCCGGTTCGATCGGCGTCTGGACCGCGCACGAGGACTGGAGCAAGTTCCTCGACGCGAAGGGCGTCAGGGTAACGCTCATGTCTGCGGGGCGGTACAAAGTCGAGGGCAACGCCTATGGTCCGCTCGAGGACGAGGCCCGCGGGGCGGCGCAGGCCCTCGTCGATAAGTACTACAATCTCTTCGTCCGCGCCGTCAGGAGGAATCGCGGCGCGGAGGATCTGAAGGCGGTGCGCGAGGGCTACGGCGAAGGCCGGATGCTGATTGCGCAGGATGCCGTGAAGGAGAAGCTGGCGGACCGGATCGCAACATTCGACGAGGTCATCGGCGAGCTGCAAGCGAAGTTCGCCAAGATGAAGGAGAAACGCCGATACCGCACGCAGGACGAACGCGCGTTGCGAATCGCCGCAGCGAGATAAGACGCCTGATCGGGGGCGTCGCAGCTTCCCGCAGCTTGTTGAAGCTCCGGGAGTGCGCGGCTGGTGAGCCGCCGGGCCGATCGGAGATGTGATGTTCAACCCATCATAAGGATGATGACGATGAATCCGAGACTACGTGCTCTGCTGGAACGCAGGGCGAAAGCATTGGTCGCCGCGAAGAGCATCACGGACGCTGCCGCGAAAGACGGCGCCCGCGATCTGACGGCGGACGAAGCGAAACAGTTCGACGCGCACATGGAAGAGGTGGAGCGGCACAACGCCGACATCTCGCGCGAGCAGGCGCTGATTGCGGCCGAGCTCGCCACGCCCGGCGTCCCGGTGGGCAACGAGCGGATCGAGGAAGATCCGCGTCGCGGCTTCCGGAGCTATGGCGAATTCTGCGTGTCGGTGATGAATGCCGGAGGGCGCGGCGGTGCCGTGATCGTCGACGATCGCCTGCGTGCGATGTATGCCGCGGCGCCGTCGACTTACGGTAACGAGGCGGTCGGCGCGGACGGTGGCTGGCTCGTGCCGCCGGAATACTCGCAGGCGATCTTCGAGCTCGCCCTGGAGGAGGACTCGCTGATCCCGTTGACCGACAGCTACCCGGTCGAAGGCAACAGTATGGTCTTCCCGTCCGACGAGACGACGCCCTGGGGGGCCGATGGGGTCCGCTGCTACTGGGAAACCGAGGCCGGGGTGGCGACGCTGACGAAGCCGAAGGTCGGCGGCCCGCTGCAACTGAGGCTTTCCAAGCTCATGGCGCTGGTGCCGATCACCGATGAGCTCGCGGCCGATGCCTCGGCGTTGGATCGCTGGGTTGGACAGGCGTCGGCACGCTCGATCCGGTGGAAGACGAATCTCGCCTTCTTCCAGGGTTCGGGCGTCGGCCAGCCGCTCGGCTTCTTCCTGCATGCCTCGAACGTCTCGGTGGCGAAGGAAGCGGGCCAGGCGGCGGACACGGTGGTCGCGGCGAACGTCGCCAAGATGTTCGCGCGCGCGCTGGGTCGCCGCGAGGCGATCTGGATGATCCAGGACGACGTGCTGCCGCAGCTGATCACGATGACGATCAGCAACCAGCCGATCTGGACGCCGCCGAACGCCGGGATGGCGCTGGTGCCGAACGGCATGCTGCTCGGCCGGCCGATCATGGCATCGCAGCTCTGCAAGACCGTCGGCGACAAGGGCGACATCGTGCTCGTGAACTGGCGTGCCTATCGGACGATCACGAAACGGGGCGCGGGGATCGAAACGGCATCGTCGATGCACCTCTACTTCGATGCTGGTATCCAGGCGTTCCGCGCGACGTTCCGCGTGGATGGGCAACCCTCGCTGCGACTGCCGGTGACGCCGGCGAACGGAGCGAACACGCTCTCGCCGTTCGTTACGCTCGACGATCGCGCGTGATCCGGGACATCTTTCAGGAAAGGAAACCATCATGACACTGAACGTGAACCAGAAGGCATCGGAGGTGATCGCGGTCGTCGAGACGATCGATCCGATCTCGCAGGGTGCGGGAGCGGTCTCGAGCGGCTGGGTGCCGGTCAAGGACTTTCATCGCTTCATGGCCGTCGTCTTCGCCGGCGTGCTCGGCGCGGCCGCCACGCTCGATGGGAAGATCGAGCAGGCGACCAGCTCGGGCGGTGCGGGCGTGAAGGACGTGGTCGGCCGTGCGATCACGCAATTCACGAAGGCGGGATCGGACGACAACAAGCAGGCGGTGATCAACATCAAGCCGGACGATCTCGACCTCGACGGGTCGTTTTACTTCATCCGGCTGACGTTGACGGTCGGCGTCGCCGCCTCGCTTGTCGGCGGCGTGTTGGTCGGCCTCGGAGCGCGCTTCGGCCCCGCGTCCGATGCCGATGTCTCGACGGTCGATGAGATCGTGGGTTAACGGGGCTTCGCAGCCCTTCTGCGCGATGCCCGGCGTGATGCGCAAGGTCACGCCGGGCATACTTTTTCGGACGAGTAGGCGATGACGACTAAGATCCGGTTCATCCATTCCGTCTATCGCGATGGGGCGCTCCTTTACGAAGCGGGTAAGGACTACGATCGGAGCTCGGAAACCGAGCGTGAGATGCGTCGCGGTCATGCCGTCAGCGTCGAACAGTCGGAGCCGCGGCCGGTGGTAATGAACGAACCGAAACCGGCTCGGCCGAAGAAGTAAAGACGTGAATCTCGCACTCGTCATCGGGCCGCAGAGTGAACCCGTTGCGATTGCGGAAGCAAAACTGCACGCGCGCATCACGATCACGAGCGAGGACTCGATGATCCAGGAGCTCATTATTGCCGCGCGCCAATTCGCGGAGAGTTTCACGCGGCGTAGGCTCATCACGCAGACTTGGGACGGCCTGCTCGATTGCTTCCCGGCCTGGGGGATCGAGATGCCGCATGCGCCATTGATATCCGTCACGTCGATTCAGTATATCGATACTGCCGGAGGGCTCCAGACGCTCAACCCGACGACCTACGTCGTCGATGTGAAATCTTCACCGGGCCGGATCACACCCGCATTCGGCCAAACGTGGCCGCCCACGCGCACGGAGTTGAATGCGGTGACGATCCGCTTCGTATGTGGTTACGGCAATGCGAGTGCCGTGCCGGATTCGATCAAGAACGCGATGAAGCTCCACATCCAGGCACATTACGATCGTGGGGAGCAGATGGAAGCGCTGGTCGATGCTGCCGAGCGCCTGCTGGCACCTTACCGGCTCATCCGGTTCTGAAGGAGAAGTGATCATGCTGCTGAAACGGCTCTACCGCCGCAAACCGATCGAGGATGGCGGCGATTTGCTGCTGAACGAAGCCGGCGAGCCGATGCTCGAAGCGATCGAGCTGCGGCACACCGGGGTCTCGAAAGAGCAGAACTTCTCGACGCGCCTCGTCATCACCGGCATCGAGAATGGCTGGATGCATCTAGCCGGCGATGAGTTGGTTTTCAAGGTTCGCCCCGAGCCGTTGAAATATCGCGTGTCGCGTCATCCCGGCCGCTACTGCGATCATTGCGGCGAGAAACTCTCCGACGATGATCGTGGCGAGCTCGCACGGCTCCATGTACTGACCTTTCACCTTGGCAAGCCGCCGCCGAACGCGGCCAATCCATCCGGATATATGAGGATTAATCACTTCGAGTGCGTGCTCGATCCCGAGCAGCATCGGAGATACCATGCGCTTCCGATCGGCGAGGCGCGACGACGCGCGGCGAAGATGGCGAAGGGAGGGTAAGGCTCATGGCAAACCAAGTCTTCAACATCGCGCTCGGCCGGCTGGCCGAGCTATACAACCGAGTGGATACGAACGATCCTGCCGCCTCGGCGCTCATCATCGTGATCCTCGCCACCGCCGGGATCGAGACGGATGCGGTACTCAAGGACAAGGACGAGCTCGCGGCGCTCGTGTCCGGCACGACGAACGAGGTCACGAACACCGGCTACGCTCGCAAAACATTGACGGACGCCGATATCGTGGCATTCGCGCCGGACGACACGAACGATCGGGTCGATCTCGACATCCCGGATCAGACATGGACGGCGGTTGCTGCGGGCGACGGATGGAACGATTTCATCGTCTGTTATGACGCCGACACTGGTGCCGGCACGGATGCTGCAATCGTGGTCGGCACTATGCATGATTTTGTCGTGGTCCCGGACGGCAGCGACATCACTGCTCAGATCGCTGTTGCAGGATTTTTCCGTGCGAGCTAGTTGAAGTAGTCGACGGAAGGCGACATGGCACTCACCACGGCACAGAAGCAAACGCTCGCTGCGCACATCCGGGCGAACCTCGATCCTATCGTGGTCGCCGCACTGGCAGCGCGCAACGACGTGGCGATCACCGCGTACTACAACGCGCCGGGGGCGACGCTAGCATGGCGCGTAGCTGCTCCTAGGGAACTCCTCTTCGAAGAGACGCCGATCGCGCAGTTCGATACCCTCTCGGCAGGTAAGCGAGACGCTTGGAGCTTGGTCCTCGGCATGGCGAACGTGAACGCGACGCGCAATAAGGTACGCAAGGGGATCGTGGACATCTGGGGGAACACAGCTACAACGACTGCGATCTTGACCGACGCCTGCACTGAGTTCGCCAGGCTGATCGAGACCGTTCTCGGAGGAGCGACGGTGACTGAGGTCGTATTGTCGCCTGGGACAGACGTGACGGCGCTCCGCAGGAACTTCGTCGGCCAGGCGCTGCTCGCCGATGTCTCTGACGCGCTGAACGAGAATCCCTGATGGCGACGAACGACCTCAAGGTAGTCTATGGGACCGTCAAGACGCTGGAGGCGAGCGGCGCCTCGGTCGCCAACAACGTCATCGCCCAGGCGAACGACGCAGACTGGTCCTCGACTGACACAGCGGATTTCCCGCACGCGACCTTCGCCCTGTCCGTGACCTTCTCCGTTGCACCGACTGAGAACGCTGGTATCGACTTGGTCCTGCGGAGGATGAACGTCGATGGCACTAATGACGAGCTAGCCCCAGAGGCGACGCGCCTTGTCCACTACGAAGCCACCTTCGTCGTGGACAACATAACCACGATCCAGTACATGGCCGAGGACGTGCTTAAGGTTCCGAAGGAAGGCCAAGCATGGATCTATAACAACGCCACCGGGCAGACGATCAGCGCCGGTTGGACGCTGAAGATGACGCCCTTTAGCTACGCACCCACCTGATGGCCTACCTCATCAACCAGGAGCGCTGGAAGCGCAAGCCGCCGCAATTCGGGCGCGTGGATCTCTCGCACCCGCTCGCGCGTGGGCTTCGCATGTTTGCCGATTGCCGTGGCAGTTTCGCTGTTGACTTGGTGAGGAGAATCCGGTTCGACAGAACGGGTGTGATTCCTGGCGCGTGGGACGTTAAAGCTGGGAATATCGTCAGTAAGCTGGATACTACTGATACTTACACAGCACCGCTCGTGCCTGTCAACATCACCGGCAACGTAGCAATAGTTTGGCGTGGGAGTGTAGCGGACAATCAAGTTAACGCAGATCAAGCGGCCAACGTAGATGGTACAGCTTGGGGCTGGGGTGTTCGCTACAACTCTCTCTTCCCGGGCTTAATGCTCTCTCGATACAACGCAGCCGCCACAGACTTTAGAGATTGGAATGCGGCGACGCAACCTTCAAGCAACGTAGATTTCACCTGGGGCGCTTGGCAATCAGGTGGGATTCAGCAGACGCCAGTCGGTTACTTCAACCGTGCTGTTGAAACATTTGTCGATGCTGGCGGGACTGGAACAGGCACCGCATATAGCAGTACCGCTGGTCCAACAATCGGCGTTTGGACAAGCCCTTCAAGTGCTGGCCGTACCTCTCACGTTCTTGTGTTTGCGCGCACTATTGATCCGGGCTGGTACTTCGCGCTCGAAGAGAATCCGTGGCAGATCCTGGAGCCCGCGCCGAGGCTGTGGTTCGTTCCTCCTCCAGCTGCTCTAGGTGGTCCTAGCTTCCGGCACCGCAGCTACCGTCCGGCACCGTTCGCTCCAGGCATCGCAAGATGAGGAGAAATAATGAGTAAGCAGTACTGGTCTGAAGAGCTTGCGTGGGCAGTAGCTGATGGCGCTGCAGTCGCCAACACCGCGAGCGAGACGATCATCTTCCCTAACGTCACGGTTCCTGCAAACTACATGGCGGACGGGCGGACGTTGCGGTTACGGGTATTCGGCAAGCTCTCGACTACGGCCACGCCGACGATGATCTGGCGGCTCAGGTGGGGAGGTGTCGCGGGCACGCTGCTCGCGCTCTCCGAAACGCTGACGATGGGCTCTGGCGTAGCCAACGTCAACTGGGACCTCGAGCTCTATATCCAGACGCGAACGAATGGCGCGACGGGCACGCTGATCGTGATGGGGGTACTACGGGTCCACACGGCGGCAGGTACGGTTCTCATCAACGTCTGGGGCGTATCAGGCTTTGACGCGCCGGCAGCGGTGACCGTGGACTTGACCGCCGATACCGCGCTCTCGCTGACCGCGCAGTGGGGCACCGCATCGGCGTCGAACACGCTCACGGGCCTGATGTACCACCTCGAGTCGCTGAACTAACCATGCGCCACGTTCATTCCGGCCACCTCGAACGCTGGCTCGGCAGAGAGCCAGTCGAACGGATCTCGCTCGCCATGCGCGATTGGTACGGCCCGCCGATCACCCTCCAGGGCGTGCCGGGTGCGGTCTGGGCGGCCCGCGGCGGCGATTTCCTGGGGCACGTTGATGCGGGGCAGTTCGGCTCGGTGTACGACCGAGCCGAGGACGTCATCCGGCGATATGCGCACAAGCTGCGGGTGCAAGTGGCTCGCGGGATGCGCGTCCGTCACGGTACGCTCTACATGGGCTTCGCTTCGCTTTCGGACGCTATAGCGGAGGCTACTGCTGGTAAGAAGCGCGACTTTCACTGGCAGAAAGTTGGCGCGACTGGCGTCGTCGGCGTGACCAATAGCTTGTGGGGTGTCGGCAATCAGCCAGCGGCTGGCGCGAACGCATCGGCCGCGCCTGGAGGCGATGCGCCGACGGATGCGACCACCGGCGCGATGCCGTTTGACAACGTCTCGACCGATACGCGGCATGTGGTCTCCGGCTATGCCTCCTGCGAGGACGCCGGGAATTCCCTACTCTTGTATGACCGGATTTTCCAGGTCAACACGACGATGAACAGCACCGCTACCGAGGCGGTGACGGGAGTTCCGACACGCTATCAAGCTACGACCCAGGGCGCGCAGGACTCAGCCGAAGGAAACTTTCTCTTCGTCGAGGTCGGTGGCACGGCGCTTGCGGCGACGGCCCACAACTGGACCGTGTGCCTGTACACGGATCAGTCTGGCAACGGCACGATAACCCTGCCATCGCTGACGGGCGCCTCTGGCGCGATCGTGCGCCGCCTTGATCACCCGACGCAGCAGTGGTTTGCCCCGTTGGCGAGCGGCGATACAGGCATCAAGGCGCTCACCCAGATGCAGTGCTCGGCGCTCGTGGCGACTGGAGTCATCAACTTCGTGATCGGACATCCCCTGTGCTGGATGCCGATTCCGATCGCGAACCTGACTTGCCTCTACGACTACATCGGCACGGCATTCAATCCGGCGCGGATCTTCGACGATGCCGCGTTGGCGTTCCTTGAAGTGATGAAGCCTTTGACGTCGGCAACGACCTACAACGCCGGGATCACGGCGGTCCACGGCTGATGCATAAGTTCACCGGAGTGCTCGGCGCTCGCGTCCTGTCCGGCTGGGAGCGGTACTGGCATCCCACGCTTTCCCGCCACGACCCGAGCCCGCCGTTGCGGCTGGAGAGCGCCCCGGAGCCGCCCTTCATCAAGCTCAACAACTACCTCGCCGTCAGGGTCGGCGACGGCATGAGCTGCACGGAGCGGATTAGATGAGCGTGCTTGGATCGAACACGCCTACTGCATCGGCCAACGACAGCTCAGTAGGTAGTCGTGGCGTGGGCTGCGGCAAATCTATGGGGTACGACGTGGGGACCGACCGACGCCAACCACGTGAACTTCGGCGCCGTGCTTAGCGGCTCGGCCATCCTGGTGGTCACCGCCTCGGCGGATTACGAGCGCATCACGATCTCGTATGAAGGCAGCAATCGCTCGGCTGCCGGCGCCGGCCGCATGAGGTGCGGTGACGGCATGGCGGTATCGGATTCGCGCAGGTACTAGATGAGCTTCATCCAGCGACGCTCGCCGTATTTCAGCTTCCCTCGCGCTAGCCCCACGGTGGGGGCACTCATTATCGCGGTGGGTCAAGCAACGGAGGTCGATCTTGCGCAATCGGTCACATGGGCACCCAAGCATCGCTTGGTCGATCGTGCTCTTGAATCCGACCTCGCGCAGACGATCACGGCACGCAAGACAAGTACCCTAGGCCAAGTCATCGAGCTGGACCTGGCGCAGGGCATCACGGCGCGGAAAACGCGGCTCCTCGGCCAAACTATCGAGATTGATCTCGCGCAGACCATCGCCTGGGCACCGAAACATCGCCTCGTGGTTCCTGTGCTCGAAACAGACCTCGCGCAATCGATCACGGCACGCAAAACGCTTGGAGTAGGCCAATCAATCGAAGTCGACATCGCGCAGGGAATCACGGCGCGCAAGAGCAAGCTCCTTGGGCAGGCATTCGAAACGGATGCAGCGCAAGCATTGACGATCCGTAAAACCGCGCCAGTCGGCATGGTGACGGAAACGGATCTTGCACAGGGGCTCACGCCTCGCAAAACCCGCAATCTTGACCAAGTTGTCGAGACGGATCTCGCCCAGACCGTTACGCGTAGTGGCGCAAAGATCATCGCGGTTGGGCAAGTGATAGAAACGGATCTCGCTCGGACCATTGCCTGGGCACCGAAGCATCGCCTCGTCGCACAAGCGGTTGAGCTCGATCTCGCGCAGGCAATCGGGCGAACGAAGACGAAAACTGTCGGGGCCGTTGCCGAAATAGACACGGCACAGACGATCACGGTGCGCAAGAGCAAGCTCCTCGGGCAGGCAATCGAAATCGATCTGGCGCAACCCGTCTCGCGGCTCAAGCTCAAGACGATCGAGCTCGCGCTGGAAATCGATCTTGCCCGATCGGTGAGCTGGGCGCCGAAGCGGCGCCTGATCGGTCAAGTCTTCGAGATCGACCTGGCACAGCCAGTGCTGTTCTTGATCGGCGCGACGCTCGGCCGGATCGCACTCTCGGATGCGAATCTCACCGCCGTCTTGATCGCCGATGCGGCATTGACGGGGCTCATGGCCGGTGATGCAGCGAGTGCTGATCTCGCGAGCGATGTCGCTCTGACGGGGATTGCAGGCAGCGATGTAAGCGCGATTACAGTTACGGTGAGAGACGAATGACCGTCAACACGTATCAACGAGGGGATCTCGTGCGGATCTCCGGCGAATTCCGCGATCTGCTGGGAGTGCTGATCGATCCGAGCACGGTGACGCTCAAGGTGGAGAAGCCGGCCGGAACGATCACGACATACACCTATCCCGCCACGGTGATTCGGGATGCGCTCGGCAAGTACCACGTCGACGTCAACATCGACGCAACCAAAGGGTGGCGCTATCGGTGGGAAACTACGGGGACAGGACAGGCGGCAGAGGAAGGACAGTTCATCGTCGAACCGACGGAATTCTAGGCAATGGAAGCAGGCGCGCTCGACCGGCAGATCACGCTGGAATTCAAGACCTCGGGGCAGACCGCGTCGGGTGAACCGACCGAAACCTGGGGCACTGCGACGGTGATTGCGGCAAATGTGCGCGCGGTATCCGGCCGAGAGTACTATGCAGCATTAGGAGCCCAGATCGTCGCCGAGGAGATGCTGGTGTGTACCGTTCGCTATCACGCGAACCTGAATATTCGACCGGGCACCGCGCGGGTGCTTTACGAGACCAGAACCTATAACATCCGCCGCGTGGTAGAGCTTGGCCGGCGCCAATGGCTCGAGATCCACGCGGATACGGCGGTCGCCTGACGATGCAATACGTTCATGGCGTTGAAACGGAGCTGCGGAAGCTGGCGGGTTTCCCGCTCAAAATCCAGCAACGGGTCGTCGCTGGCGCGTTGCGTGCCGGTGCATCGGTCATGCGCAAGACGATCAAGCCCCGCGTGCCTGTGCGAACTGGCGAGCTCGCGGCCACACTCCGCATTTCGACGGGCCGCCGTGCTGGGCTGACGGTTTCGGCGGTCAAGATCGGCAAGCGCTCGAAGGGCGTCTTCTACGCGGCATTCGTCCTCGGCGGCACCAAGGCGCACCGAATTGCGAGCCAGGGCGGGTTGAGCTTCGCCGGCTCGGTGCGACGATCGGTGCGACATCCCGGTATGCGTGCGCAGCCGTTCATGGACGAAGCCGCGGCGAGCTCCAGTTCGAGTGCTTTGAAGGCCGTCTTCGATTACGCCGACGGTCGCGTGCGCAAGATCGTGGAGGAGCAGAGGAACGCGCCATGATCGCGGGCGACGTCATCAAAACGCGGTTGGGCCAGGTGGCCGGCGTGACGAACATCGTGGGCGCGCCGCCGAATGACCGCATCCACAAGTTCATGCTGCCGCAAGCGCCGACCTATCCGGCGATCGTCTATCGGCAGATCGCGGCCAATCGGCTCCTTGGAACCTACAGCGACCCAGGCTACGCGCAGGTAACGGTACAAATCATCTGCTATGCCAGGACGGCCGACGCGGCGGACAGCCTGCATGAGCAGGTACGGCTTGCCTTGGAACGCTTCGGCAGCAGCCAGCCGGCAGGCATCCCGTTCGCTGGCGCGACGCTTTATGATCTCGTGATGGGATCAAGCGCCGACGGATACGACCAGGAATCAGAGGCGTTTTTCGTTACGACCGACTGGACCGTGCATCATCTGGAGACTACGCCATGACGCAGAAACCAACGAAACCGCTGCCGCCGCCCGAGACCGATTTCGCGACGCTGCAGCAGGACGAATACGCAGGACAGGGCGGGGCGTATATCATCCGCAACGGGAAGCGCCTGCTCGTGGAGCGCACTCGACCGCCCGAAATCGAAGCACCGCCGCTTACGCGCGAGGTTGACCTGACCGAAGGAGTTTGACCATGCCTCACCGGCTGATGAAACGCAGTGCCTTGCTCGCCAAGATCGAGGTGACGTATGGCACGGACCCGACGCCTACAGGCGCCTCGGATGCGATGTACGTCTACGATCTCGCGTTCACGCCGATGGAGCTCGTCTCAGCGGGCCGGATGCCGGTCCGGCCGTTCTTCGGAGCGGACACGCCCGCCATCGGCGGGACGCCAGTCAAAGTTACGTTCTCCGTGCCTATCGCCGGTTCTGGCGCGGCCGGGACGGCCGTCCCTTACGGGCCACTCCTGCGTGCCTGCGCGCGGGCGCAAACCGTCAACGTCGGGGTAGACGTGATCTACCCGCTCGTTTCCAGCGCATTCGATTCCCTGACGATCTACGTGAACCGGGATGGCGTGCAGCACCGGATCACTGGTGCTCGAGGATCGGTCGCCGTCGCGATGGCGCACAACGCGCTCCCGCTGTACAAGTTCAGCTTCACCGGGATCTACAACGTGCCGACCGACACGGCATTGCCCGCCCTCACGTTCGGGGCGACGTGGGTCAAGCCGCTCGTTCAGAATCGCGTGAACACGACATTCTCTCTGCATGGGTTCACGGCCGTACTCTCCAAGCTCGATTACGACACCGGAGTGGAAGTTCCGTGGAAGGACTACGTGAATCTGACCGAAGAAGTCCGCGTCACCGGACGCGCAGCTCCGATTAAAGGGAGCTGCAGCATCCAGGCGGACACGATCGCCAATAAGGATTGGTTCACCATCGCCAAAGGTGGCACGACCGGAGCACTCGCATTGGTCCACGGGATCACGGCGGGGAACAAGTGGAAGCTCGACGCGGCCACCGTGCTCGTCTCGAATCCTTCCGAGGAGGAAGAGGACGGCATCCTGATGTACAAGCTGGCGCTGGAGTTCTTCCCGACCGGCGCCGGCAACGACGAAATCGTCGAGCGCGTCCTGTAAAGTCATGGCGTTCACGATCAAGAAGCGCGAGTCCTACTGCTGGACCGTCGAGCATGCGATCGAGAAGCGTGAGGGCAAGACCGAGCTGATGGTCTTCGATGCCGAATTCCGCGCGCTTCCCTCGTCGCGGATCGATGCGTTGCTGCAACGGGCGCGGGACGCCCAAGTGAACGATGTCGCGTTTCTCGACGAGATCCTGATCGGTTGGCATGGCCTGCGCGCAGAGGACGGCACGGAGTTCGCGCACAGCGAGGAGCATCTGCGGCAACTGCTCGAGGTCTTTCCGGGGATTACGGCGGCGCTCATGCGCGCCTGGGTCGATTCCGTGGTCGGTGGCGGGGCCGCCCGAAAAAACTGATCGAGGCCGCGACCTGGTGGGCGCGGCTCCCACAAGCCGAGGTACGGAAAGACACCGTGGCCGAGGACATGATAGCGTTTGGCGTAACGGATTTCCGGCCGCCGGACTGGATGGCCGAGGAGGATGATCCCGAGGAGTTCGGCATCCTGCCGGAGAACTGGGATGCGGTAAACGCATTCCTGGCCTGCGGCACGCAATGGCGGCAAGACCGCAACGGCAAGCCACAGGGGATGCGCTACGAAGGAGTTGAAACAGTGTTGCGGCGACGTTGCATCGCGATGATGGATGATGCCTTTGCGCGGATTCAGATCATGGAAACCGCAGCAGTACGCGAGTTTGCGAAAACCCCGCAAGCCTGAATCGCATGGCGATCACATATTCCATAGAGTTCGCCGCGCAGATCGCACGGCTGGAAGCCGGGGTCAAGCAAGGCTCGCAGGCCGTACAACGCATGGCCTCCGAGATGGAATCCGCTGCCGGTTTCGCCCGCACGGCGTTGCTCGGCCTGGCGAGCGCACTCGGTATCGGTTCCTTCGCGGCGGCCATCAAAGGCGCGTCGGAAGCCGCGGATGCAGCCGCGAAGATGGGCGATCGGTTCGGCATCGCGACCGACATGATGATCGGGATGCAGCATGCCGGCAAACTCGCGGGCGCAAGCAACGAAGCGCTGGCGACCGCCTTGCGTAGCATGGCGCGATCCGGCATCGATGCTGCTCGCGGCGGGGAGGAGGCCGCCAAGGCATACGGGATGCTCGGCATTCGCGCTGGCGAATTCGTCAAGCTGCCGATGGATCGTCAATTCTCGATCATCATCGAAAAGCTCGGCGCAGTCGAGAACGTCACGCTGCGCAACGCGCTCGCGCAAGAGGTGCTCGGCAAGGCGGCCGGCGAGGTGATGGGTCTGGTCGCCGAGGGAGCTGATAGCTTCGCCCGGGCGGCCGAGGACGCGCGTGATTGGGGACTTGCGATCGACCGGGTGGATGCGGCGAAGCTCGAGATGGCGAACGATGCTATCACGCGGGCACAGGCGGCGGCGCAAGGGCTCTTCACGACGATCGCGCTCCACGTCGCGCCGGCGGTCAAGGCGCTCGCGGATTACTTCGCCGACTCGTCGAAGGAGGCGAAAGGCTTCAAGACTCAGGCGGCGGACGCGGCCGAGGTGGTGATCACCGGGATCGGCTACGCCGCGAACGTCGTGCAGGGCCTACGCTTCGCCTACGTCGGCGTGAAGCTCGTCCTTGCGGAACTGCTGCGCATCGCGGCGGAGGGGTTCGCATGGCTCGCGGAGAACGCGGCGACCTTCGGCGCGGTTCTCAAATACCTGCCCGGGCCGATCGGACTGGCCGGCCGGATGATGGCAGGCCTCGTCAGCCGGGGGGCCGAGGACTTCCGGATGTTCGCCGACGCGGCGACCGAGAGCGCGACCGTGATCCGCGCCGAGCTCGAGGCGCTAGCGGATGAAGGCTTGCCCAAGGAAAAGATGATCGCGCGCATCCGCGAGATCCGCGAAGTCATGCAACGCGAAGCGGAACAGATAGCCGCCGCACGGACCAAGATGATGCGCGGCAGTCCGGAGGAAATCGAACGCGACAAAGCACCGAAAGAACAAGCCGCAATACGCGACACCTGGCGCGAGCAGCTAGCGCAGAAGATCGAACGCCTCCGCGAAGAGACGATGACCGAGCTCGAGCTGCTCGATGAGCGACGGCGCGAGAAGAACATGCTACTTCAGGCTGCGATCGAGGCTGATCTCTTGACAGAAGCGGCAGGCTTAGAGCAAAGCAGGCAGCTGCGCCAGAAATACGAGGCGGACCGTACCAAGATCGAGGACGAGGCGATCAAGCGCCGATTCGGGATCGCGAACGTCTATCGACAGCTTGACCTTGCGTCGGCAAGCTCGTTTTTCGGCCAGCTCGGGGCGATGATGAGTTCGCAGCATCGCACGGCGTTCAACATCGGCAAGGCGGCAGCGATCTCGCAGACGATCATCGATACATACCGCGGTGCGCAGGGTGCCTTCGCAGCGCTTGCAGGGATCCCGATCGTCGGGCCGATCCTCGGCGCAGCGGCGGCGGGTGCGGCAATCATCGCGGGCATGGCGCGTGTGCAAGCGATCCGCTCGCAGCAGTTTGGCGCAGGCGGCGGCGCAACGCCTGTATTCGCCGCGAATCCGGCCACGGGCCTATCCACTGCACCGATCGGCCCCGTCACGACAGCCGTGGAACCACCGACGCAGCCAGCCATCACGCAGGCGCAACGGCGCGATGTCACGATCACGTTCATCGGTTCGGGGCGCTACACGCAAGAGGAGATCAGAGAATCATTGTGGCCGGCGCTCTCCGAAGCACTCGGCGATGGTGTTAGCGGGGCTAACCTCGTGCTGAACCGTTAGGATGGCGACCGGACCGCTCTTCCTCTATGAGACGCGCCTGCTCGACGCGGTGCCGGTCGCCTCGAGCACGGCCGCGGGCTTCGACGTGTTGAACCTCCGCGACCTGCGCGATTACACGTTCTGGAAACCGGCGTCGCTGCCCGCGACCGTGACGGTGGACTCCGGGGTCTCGAAGGCGGCCGATTACGCGGCGATCTATGGACACGAGCTCGGTAGCAAGGGCGTGACGATCGAGGTCCGGAAGTCGACGGACAACTTCGTCGCGAACGATGTGCTCGTGGACACGCATGCGCCGGCCGATGATAAGCCGATCCTGCGGCTCTTCACTTCGACCTCGAGCCGGTACTGGCGGCTCAGGATCTTGAATGGCACTGCGCCGGCGATGGCAATCGCGCTTCTCGGCATACGGCTCGAGGTTCCGGTGGGCATGAATCAGGGGTTTGACCCGATCGGACGCGACGTGAAGGCGCAGTACAACCGCTCGATCATGGGTCGTGGGCTCGGCAAGGTGATCAACTATCGCCAATGGAAAGCACGGCTCGGCTTCGAGACGGTGACCTGGACCTGGGTTCGCGATACGTGGTCATCGGCGGCGACAGCATGGCTCGAGGGCGAGCCGTTTCTCTTCGCCTGGAATGCAGACGCCTATCCGAAGGAGACCTATCACGTCGCGATGGATGGCGAATGGGAAGCGCCGCATCGGTCCGGTAGCGTTTGCGACTTGCGCGTGCCCGTTGTTGGCTTGATCCCCTGAGATGACCGAGCGCGTCCTTTCACAGATCGTCGAGCTGGACATCGACAAATGCCAGAATACCTATGGCGTCACGCCATGCACGGCGGGGCGCAAGGATACCGGGACAGCGCAAGCGGGGAGCGCGCGGACGATTACGCTGCGGGCCGGCGCTTCCGGCGTCGACGACTTCTACGTGCCGATGACGGTGCGGATCACCGGCGGGGCAGGGAGCGGACAGGAACGGCACATCGGAGATTACGTCGGCGCGACGAAGGTGGCGACGATCGCGACGTCGGATACGGACTTCTCGCCGGCGCCGGATGCGACCTCGACCTACGACGTGATCGATCGGCCAAACGCCTGCTACAACGTCTTCGCCGGCCGTTCGCCATGCCAGGACAAGCCCAACTACGTCAAGGGCACGCAAACCCTCAAATTCACCGGCACGGGTAGTCCGATTCCGATCGGTCAAACGGTCCGTGCATACGTGCGACAAATTTCACGAGCGCCGACGAAGCTCGAACCGGAAGAGGGGCTGTCGGTGCGCGCCTCGACGTCGTTGACGTTGATCGATGAGAAGGTGCCGGATCTCGACGGCGATCCTTACCTGCGTGAGCGTGCGGCAGCAGCAGGCGGCACTTACTGGTCACGCTTCTTCGCGCGCAACACAAACTACAGCGGCCGAGCTGCGCGGGTAAAACAAGCGTTTGTCGATCACGGAGTTTTCGGGTCGACGATCACGGAACGCTATATCATCGACTCGATGGTTGGACCAAGCGGTACGGGAGATGTGACGGCGACGCTCAAAGACCCAACCAAGCTGCTCGATCGAACCAAGGCGCCGACGCCGACCTCTGGCAAACTCGCCATCGCGTTGGAGCTCACCGATCTACAACTAACCCTCGGATCAGGCGAGGGCGCGCAATATCTAGCAACGGGTTGGGTGCGGATCGGCAGCGAAGTCATCCGGTACGATGGCAAAAGCGGGGATATACTCACCTGGTCCACGTCCGCATTCCGCGCAGTATTCGGCACCGATGCTGCCACCGCGAAAGTAGGGGCAGGCGTGCAACAATGCCTCGTCTACTCCGATGTCGCATTCGCGGCCGTGGTCGAGGATCTCTACAACCGCGCGGGCATCCTGGACGCGGACATCGATCTCGCAGGATTGCAAAGCGAGGACAATATCTGGCTGGGGACGAATTACCGGGTGACAGCGGCGATCACCGATCCGGAGAGCATCGCGAGTCTGGTGAAGGAGCTGCTGAAACAAGCACAGGCGATGGCATGGTGGTCGCCGACCGAACAGAAGCATAAGTTCAAGGTCTACGCGCCGGCATCGCCGACGATAGTTGTGAGCGTGACGCTCGATGAGACCGCCTATCTCCGTGAAGCGAGCATCGATCTCGAGCGGCTGGAATCGGCGCGGATCACGCTCTGCGCCGTCAACTACGAGCTACTTGATGCTACGGCTAACTTGCGGGAACCGAAGAGTTACGGCCGCACGGATCTCACGATCGACGCAGACGCAGAAAGCGCGAACGAGTACAACGGGCGAATCCCCCAGTCGATTCAGTCGCGATGGTTCGGCGAGGCGAATGCGCTAGCGATGCGGGCACTTGCGCAGCGGATGGTGGCGCGCTATCGTGATGCGCCGGAAAACATCCGCAAATTCTCACTTGACCCCAAGGATGCGGCGATTGCCGAGGGGCAGATCATCGACGTCAAGACGGCGGGACTCGTCAACGCGGCTGGAGCAACCCGAACGGCGCGGGTACTTGTCACCTCGCGCGATGATCGGGGGACACACATCGACTACTCGGCGCGGGTGACCGGATTCGACCGGCGATACGCTTTCATCGCGCCGGCGGGAACGAGCAACTATCCGAACAATGGGGGCTACGCCTGCGTGAGCAGCGCGGCGGGGCTGATGAACGACGGCACCCAAGGATATCTCATCATTTAGTATCCTCCCCGCCATGAACGACAAGATCCAGATTCCCGAGACGGCCTTCGTGCCATGTCCCAAGGCGAGCTTCAAGCATGTGCGCGTTGCGAATCATTGCCCGGGATGCGAGTACTTCCGCGGGTTCGTCATGGTTGATGGCAGTCCGCGCGCGAGCTTCATTCAGGCACAACGCGTAGGATGCGCACATGCGGTCACGCGCACGATGATCCAGATCGAGACCTGAAATGCCGGCACCGTCCAAACCCTTCACTGCGATCGCCGACGGCGATATCGATCCGGAGAGCCCGTTGACCGTAACCCTGATGACCGCCTACCGCGATCGCGATCAGCATCTCAAGGAATGGCTCGGCGGCAGCTTCGCCGCGGCAGTCGACCACGACCACGACGGGACGAACAGCAAGCTGCTGTCGGGCAACGTCGCCGGCGCGCTCTACATGTTCTATACCTTTGGCTAGGAGGATTTCGTGTCTACATCACCTAACTATGGCTCGGTGCCGCCGGGTACTTTCACTCCTGGCGCGCTCACTGCGGCGAATACCGCGCTAGATGGGACCGGGACGACGCTTCTCATTGCGACCGCGCCACTCGTGGCATCGCCAGCCGGTTCTTTCATCGAACGCATCCGTTGCATGCACAAGGGTACGAACGTCGCGACCGTCGCGCGCGTCTTCTGGAACAACGGCTCGACGCCGACCGTCGCCGGCAACAACAGCCTGATCGCCGAGAAGACGATACCCCTGAACACGCTCTCGCAGGTAGCTGAATCGGTGCCGCAAGATATCACCATCAATCAGGTGCTCAAGGGGCACGCGAGCACGCCGGAGCGGATCTACGTATCAATCGGCACTGCGGTTGCCGCCGGAATCCAGTTCACGGCAATGGGCGGTGATCTGTGAGAGCACGTACTTTCCATCCGGGTTTCCTCCTGGGCTTTCCGCCGCTCGGGCAGAATCAAACGCACGGGATGCGGATTATTCTCGCGTCGGAACTTTTCAAAGTTCTGCCAGGAGTTCAGGAACTCGGATATTGGCTTCTGGGCGGCGGCGGCGGAGGTGGGGGTGGTGATAATGTCAATAGCGGCACCGGGGCTGGAGGCGCAGGCGGCACCATCGTAACTGGGGTTGCTGTAGTACGTCCAGGCGATGCGGTGACAGTCACCGTCGGTGGTGGCGGCAGCGGCGGGTTGGTGGAGCTCGTGGGGGGCACCGGAGGCACAACGTCATTGGGCGCCTTTGATTCTGCCGCTGGCGGGACCGGTGGTAGAGGCTCACCGGCAAACGTCGGGGGTAATGCCGCTGGCACGGGGGGAGGGAATGGTGGCGGGATAGGTGGCTCGGGTGGTGCGGGCGGTGGGGGTTCCGGTCGTGGTTCCGGCGGCGGCGGCGGCGGCGTCAGCTCTAGCGGTGGCAGTGGTGTCGTTGGACTTGCGATTCTTTGGTGGTAGGAGGCAACGATGGTTGCAGAACCCGGAAGACGGTACGCGCAGGTGATCGGCGGGCGCGTGCATTGGACGTTCACGATTGTCGAGCTGCCGGAATGGAACGAGAACGCGTTCCTGACGGTGGATATCACCGATCAGCCGAACGTGGTCGAGGGTTTCATACATCGCGGGGGAATGAGTTTCCAGCCGCCTCCCCCGCCGCCCGGGCCGCGAGCCGAGACCATCGCGCTACGCAACCATCTCGATGCACTGCAACTCAACCCGACCGCCGACCCGGACTTGAAAGCGTTGGCGGCGAAGCTGCGGCCAGTCTTTTGACCATGTGCTGATCTAATCTCGCTCAGATCGAACCATGAATTTCTTCGTCGCGGTCGTGCTTTCCTGGTCCGTGATCGACGGCGATACGATTGCGGTCTCCGCGCGCGCCTGGCCGAACATCATCGTCGAAGAACGCATCCGTCTGGATGCCGTGGATACGGCAGAGCTGCACGCGAAATCTGCGTGCGAGCGCGCGCTGGCATTGAAAGCCAAGGAGTTCACGACAACGAAGCTCAGGGCCGCCAAGACGATCAAAGTGTTCACGACTAAGCGCGACAGTTTCGGGCGGATAATCGGCAATCTCGTCCTGGACGATGAGGATCTGGGCGCTGCGCTCTTGGCCGCGAAGCTCGCGAGGGTTTACGGCACACAAAGCGCTTGGTGCTAGGGTTATCCATCATGAACGATAAGATCATGGCACTGCACAACGGCTGGCGCGGCTGGGCGCTGACGGTCGTGCTCGCGCTCCTCATCGCCATCTCCGGGTGGACGTGGCACGCGTTGGCGACGCGAGTCGATGTGATCCAGACGACACAGGCGCATCGCGGCGAGCGCATCACGAAACTTGAAGCGGAGATTTCACTGGTCAAGATGCAGCTCGAGCGCATCGAAAGCAAGCTCGACCGCGTCCTGGAGCAGAAGAGATGAGCGCGAAGCGAGCGAGCATTCTGATGTGGAGTCTCCTCGGCGGCGTGGTCCTAAGCCTCACCGGAGGTGGCTGGTACGTGCGCGATTTCGTTGCCACGGAACTCGCCTCCAAGGACGAGGTGATCATCGTAGCGCAGAAGGCCGACTTCGCGATCGATCGGCAGATGGAGGCGGTGATCGCGCAGATCGCGCATCTCGACGGCAAGGCGAAGAAGACGCCCGAGGAGATCGAGCAGCTGAAATACCTGCGCCAGCAGCTCGAGCTGATGCGCAAGATTCGGAGAGGCAAATGAACGTCGGCGTCGTTTGGTATATTCTGCTGATCACCATCTCAGGCCAACCGAACAGCACTTACGATTGGCGCGTCGAGGGCGGATGGGATTCGTGTCTCCTCATGGAGCGCATGGTGCGGAGCTACGCGAGCATGAAGCTCGAAACCGAGTGTCTGAGCGCGAAGGATTGGGAAGCTCGCGGTCGCCCTGGTTCGAAGAAGCGTTTAGCGCCAGGCCGATCCGGAGATCAACGATGAGCGACAATTTCGACGGTTTACGCAAGCTCTGGCGCGGCAATCTGGAAAATGACGACGTGCCTACCGATGCGGAAATTGGACGCATCCCGCGCGTCATCCGCGCCGTCGGCTGGACGCTACTCACCATCGCCGGCGCAATGGTGATCCTTCTGCTCCTTGTCCTTGTCAACTTTGCGCTAGCGGCGCCGGTCGCCGTGGCGAAGGATGCGACGCGACAGATCACGCTGCACGATGATCCATGTTTGCTCGAGGCGATCGAGAACCTTCCGCTACGGGCGACATGGGAAGAGAGAACCAGAACGTTTGAAGGATGCTGGGAGCGCATCGATGGGTTGATCGTCACCTACTGGTCGGATCGGACGGTCGTGCTGTTCGAGCTGCGTCATTTCCGGCCGCTGGGATCGATTTGAATGGACGACATCCGGCTCTCCGAGCACTTCTGGCTCTCCGAGCTGATCGTCAGCGACTGGGCGATACGCAACGGCGTGGACAACACGCCAGACGAGGCGGGGATCGAGAATCTGCGCCGTCTGTGTCGCCTGCTCCTCGAACCGGTTCGCAGCGCTTGCGGGAGCCATGTGCTCTACGTGTCGAGCGGGTATCGGTGCCCAAGAGTGAACACCGAAGTCGGCGGATCGCAGCACAGCGAGCACATGGATGCCCGCGCGGCCGATTTCCGGGTGCGCGGCTACGGCACGCCGCTCGAGGTCTGCCGGCGCATCCTCGCGGCCGGTATCCAGTTCAATCAGCTCATTTGGGAGTACGATGCATGGACGCATGCCAGCGTTGCACTAGTTGGGGCGACGCCGAAGTTGGAAGTGCTGACGATACGCCGCGGCACAGGTTACATGCGCGGCCTCGTCGTTCCTGCGCCGGGCGGGATTCCCGGCACAACCGGAGGATCTTGAAATGATCCTGAAATCACTATTCTACGTTCTCATGGCACTCGGTGTGCTCTTTCTCGCAGGCGCATTTGCGCAAGGACCAGCGCCGATCGATCAAGGCACGCTCGGTGCCTGGATCAAGGGGCATGCCGCGGTCACATTCACGGTCGCGGCACTCGCCGGCGTGCTGCTGCACTACGGCAAGAAACGCCTCCGGGGTGAGGTGTTGGGTAATCCGATCGACTACTTCCTCGGCGACTATCCCGGCAGCTCGACTGGCATGGTCGGCGCCTTGGCGGTGGCGATCTGGGCGGTCTGGGCGACCGATACACTCTTGGGAGCAACGGCGAGCCTCATCCTCGCATCCGGGTTCGCCGCCGGCTGGACGCTGGACAGCGGCATCAACAAGGGGAGAGCAGCATGAGGCTCAGACGGTGGTATGCGGCAGCGTTCGCGCTGCAGCTCCTCGTCGGCTGCGCCGGCTGGGCTGCGCTCATCCCGAGCGTCCAGACCCCGACCGACAAGGTTGCTGCGGCGCAACTGACGCTGAAGACGGCCTATGCCACGGCGGCTGACTACAAGGCGCGCGGGCAGCTCTCGGTCGCCTCCGAACAGGCGATCCTGCGGCTCGGTGACGAGCTCCAGGTGGCGATCGACGCCACCCGCGGGGTGATCGCCAAAGGCGGCTCTCCCGAGGCCGTGGACGCCGCGCTGAGGCTCCTGGAAGCCCGTTTACTGGCCCTGGAGCGCGAACGTACAACCAGAGGAGTGAAGTAAATGGACGCACTCAGCCTCACCCTAGGCCTATTGCAGGTGATTCGCGAGACCACGTCGGCTCTAACTGACCTCCAGCGTGCGCAAGCGAAGGCTGCCGCCGAAGGCCGGCAACTCAGCGAAGCCGAACTCGATAAGTTCCGCGTCGATACTGTCCTCGAGCGCGCACGGCTCACCCAGACGAAGCGGCCGGGCGAAGCCTAGGAAGCGTACTTGCGTGGCCGCCCGCGCGGCGGCTTGTTGTCCTTCTTTTCGTCGCTGTAGAAGTTGGCCGTCACCAACGGGCTGGCCGTGAAGCAGCCATGCGCCAATTCCATTCTGGTGTGCGGCAGGGTCAGGAGCAGGAACGCCCAGGCAGCAGCTGAGGGCGCGCGGCGCTCGCTGTGTAGCGTGAGTTCATCCTCGATCATTGCTCGATTTCAGCCTCCAGCAGATCGATTGTCGCGTGTTCGTCTTGTCGGTGGCCCTCGGCCGCGACGGCGACATTCTGCGCGGCTTGGCGGTAGTAGCTCGGCTTGAGTTCGATTCCGACGCCTTTCCGCTTGGCGGTGATGGCTCCATAGACTTCGGAGCCCACCCCCATGAAGGGGGTCAGGACGACTTCACCTGGGTTTGACCAGAGCGTGATCACGCGGTCGATCACGTCGAGCTGCAGCGGGTGTACGTGTTTCTCGTCGTCCTGATCGCGTGCTGCCTTGAACGGAAGAACGCGCCCTATCCGCACGTCATCCCAGAAAGCCGAGGCGTACTGTCTCCAGATCCAATGCGAATAGCGGTTCTCGATCTGGTTGCCTTTCCACCCGCGGTAATGGATCACTTCAGCCGGCGGCCTGCGCTCGCCTGCGTACTCCAGAAGACCGACCGGATGGGCAATCGGGATCTTGTTCTCGCCCTTGCGGCGGAACACGAGCAGGTAATCCGCGCTCGCCGCCGAGCAGCGGGAGGAATCATCGACGATCGTCTTGTGCGCCAAGTTCTTGGCCATCGTGCGATTGCGCACCCCGAGCGGCTCTTTCCAGACCGCATAGCGCGCGATGTAGCGCCAGCCCTCTTTCTCGTGCAGTCGGATGATATCTCCGGGAAAGTCGATCAGAGAATCCGTCCCGCTGTTCCCACTCGGCACGTCCATGCAGTGAACCGCGGTCATTCGGCCTGGATACGTCAGGCGGAATAGATCGCGCACCACGAATCTATAATGCTCGAAGAACTGCTGGTAATCGCGGCAATTCGACAAGTCGCGCTCGCTTGAGCTGTAGTGGTATAGCCCGCCGAATGGCGGGGAGTAGATCGATAGGTGAACTGATTCCTTCGGGAGTGAAGACATTACCTCGATACAATCTCCGAGATAGATCGCGTAACTGTCGGTGACTTTCTGCTCCGCTACAGCCATGCCGGCACCTTCTCCAGTTTGTGGAATGTCCGCGTCTTGTCCACCTTCAGCGCGTCGTTCATATACTCAACGAGCGCAGAGAACATCTGGTCCGCTGCGGTGGCTTTGTGTCGCAAGTTCTTCAGTACATTCTGCTCGCCCTCAGTCGTCACGATGTCAACGTGAACGGGCTTTGTCTGCCCGAACCGCCAACAGCGACGAACGCCTTGGTAGTACTGCTCAAACGAGTGCGAGGGGAAAAACGTGATGTGCGAGCAGTTCTGGAAATTGAGGCCCCACGCGCCAATCTTGGGCTTGGTGACAAGGATCTTCACTTCGCCGCGAGCGAAGGCGAGGAACATCTCCTCCTTGCGTTCGTCGGAGTCCGAGCCTTTGACTTGTTCGCTGCCGGTCATTCCCCCTAGCAGGTCGCCCTCGTCGTTCAGGTGGCACCAGACAATGGATTGGCCTTTGTGGCCGGATACCAAGTCCATGACCTTGAGGCAGCGGTCCACAATCGTGCGGCGGCGTTCGTCGCGTTGTTCTTTGAGGCCGACTGCCGGAAGGTTGAACAGCATTCCGTCAGCGGGCTTGTCCACTTGGACTAGGTGCTCTTGCTCGGCCAGCGGCGGCAGGATGAACCGGCCGTCGTCGAAGCCGAGGTCGGACGGGCGGCGTATCGCGCGAGCCCACGAGCATACCCACCGCCAGAACGGCGTCTCGGCATGGCCTTTAAAGCGCCACTTCGCGCGGTCGTCAAGTTTCTCGAAATTCATTCCGAAGTGCCGATAGACCATCGGCTTGATAGTGTTCTGATCGTTTTTGAAAAAGCGTGTGAGCATATCCGTATGCCCAAGCTCGCCAAGCGCCTCGCTGCTCGTCCCTAGTTCGATGTAGTCATTCGGCGCGGCGGTCGCCGTACAGAGCAGGCGATACGTAATCTTCCGCATGAACTCTGTCACCGCCTGTCGCGTCGCCCCATCAAAGGACTTGAGGATACTGCTCTCATCACACACCACCCCGGAGAAGTCCTCGGGATTGAGGTAGTGCAACCTCTGATAGTTGATGATGTTGATGCACTTCCGTACCTCGACCACATGGCCGATACGGTAAGCCTCGATGCCAAACTTCGTCGCTTCGGCTAAAGTCTGATGCGACACCGCGAGCGGAGTCAGAATCAGGACCGGCTTGTTGGTTTTGCGGACGACATTTTCGGCCCATACAAGCTGCATCGGGGTTTTCCCGAGTCCGCAATCCGCGAAGATCGCCGCTCGGCCCTTGTGAATCGCCCATTCGACTAACGCGGCTTGGAAATCGAAGAGGAAGCCTGGCATCCATAAAGGTGGAAAACCGCTCTCGCTGCCCTCATGAATCTTGCGCGTCAGAAACTCGCTATAGCCAACGCGTTCATGGAAATCAGGCATCGGCATCAAACTACTGTAACGGCCGTTCCGTGCAGCGCCTCGAACAACCGCGACTTAATGAGCCATAGCCCGTGCGCTGGCGTGCGCTCGTACGTGCGGCGATCGGCGTCGCACTTGAACCTCGGCTTTACGTCCTCGACGATCCGACGCGCGAACGGATCAGCGGCGATCCACGCAAAGTACATGAAGTCGGCTTCATAGGTCGCGATGACTCGGCCATTGAGGCACAAGTCGAAGCGCGGATGGTGCTCCAAGCTTGAGATTTCGCCGGCCTTTTCGAGGAGCTTGAGGTCGCTATAGCGCTTAGCCTCGCGCTTCGAGTCGAACATCCTGCCGTCGCTCCGAACCGTGACGTTGCGGAACTTCGAGCCGCGCGCCTTTAGCTTCCATTTGGCTGTGATCTTGCGAATCATCATGCGCCTCGCGTCGCCCGGAAAGCCGCCAACACATGCGCGGCGCGATTGATGATCGTCACCTGCTCGCTCCCGGCGAAGAGGAGCCCGATGAGCCGGTTGTGCTCATCCAGCACCGCGCTCCCGCTATCGCCGCCGGCGCTGAAGCCGGCCGGGCCGATCAGCAGCTGATCGGTGAACACCGCCACCTGCCCGAGCCCGTACTGCACCTGCACCGTCGCGTCGATCCCTGTGACCTCGCCGCGGGTGATGCCGGTCGTCCTGCCGGCCTTCACGACGCGCATCCCGAGAGCCGCATCGGCGGTGCCGTTGATCGGGCCAAGACCGAGGATGTGATCTGCGACGTACTCGGGTGCTAATGGCAGCGCAATGGCGGCATCAACCAAGTTCTCGGCGACCCGCGGACGTACCGCCTGGTAGCGCGTGATGCTTCCGATCAGGCGGCAGCCGAGGTTCAGCATCCCGATCACAGCCGCGGCGAACCGGCAATCGCTCGGGTCGCTGCCGAGGAAGTTGATGTGCACGTAGTCAAGCAGCGCCGCGATGGTGTCGCCGCGCACCACGCCGCCGTCATGCGGGCCAGGTTGCAGGATCGGATCGCCGATCTCGGCCATGTTGGAGTTGGCTAGAACGTGTGCGTTTGAGAGAATGACGCGCTCGCCGTTGTCGCTGGTGAGCAGACAGGCTAACGTTCCGGCGGTTATGTCCCGATGCCCGATCGAAACTCCGCCGGGTGCGGGACGATGGCGCTTGATCGGCCCCGCAGGCTGGGGGGCGAATGCGAGCGCGCGGATCACGCCCGTCTCCTGCACGTCCGTCAGCACACCGTCGATCATGCGCGGGATGAGATCCTTCGCCGCGAGCGCACTCATCGGGAGCTTGCGAGACACATCGCACACGATGCAGCACGTGCGCATCGTCTTGCCAGCCGTCCACTTGTAGCCGATGTGCGTGCCGATGACGTTCGCGCGAGCTTCCAGCGCGGGCCGGTGGATCGCGAGGATGCGGCGGAGTTTACTATTGCTGGTCATGGTTTCTTCCTAAAGTGCTCGGCCGACCGAAAGATTCAACACGGCTCCGTGCCAAGTCGGCCCGCCCCCGAAGTAGATGCGCCAGTCCTTGTCGAGCGAGATCCGCGCGAGACCAATCCCGCCCGGCACCAGCGCGGGACCGTAGCCGGTGGCCACCCCCCCGACGACGCCGAGCTCGAGCCGGCCCCAAGTGGCGAGCGGCAAGTGGTAGGCAGCGTACACGCTCGCCTTGCGCTGCGAGTTCCGGTAAGCGCCGACCGCGAAGCCGCTGTCACTGAGATAGCCGAGGCCGATCGTCGCGTTGTTCTCGCTACGGTCCGGGATGTGGAGCGAGGGACCGTGCAGTAGAAGGTCGCCGGCCTGAGCTGCTGAGGAGAACAGCAAGAGGCCAAGAACAACAATGAGGATTTTCATCTTCTTTCCTCCGGTGCGGTTGGCAGTAGCATCCAGTGTGTCACGTCTATCCACGTTGGGACAGTGTTGGACGGTGATCCGTCACCTCGTGGGTATGTGAAAAACGGCGCATGCATCCCGGCGCAGATGCGTCCCTCGAATTGGGAGCCATCATGGTTGCAACACCATACATTCTGGTGTCGTGGTGGAAATTCCTCCTTTACACTTATCCACTTCTGCTCTGCTGTTGGCTCGTCATTTGCAACGAGTGCCTTAAGCACTCCCAGCCGCAAAGCTACTCCGTCAGCGCCATACATAATGGCACTGTCATCCCGATAGTAGGGCTGGATCGAAGCTAGAAACGCGCGTACCTGCTCTAAGGCCTCGGTTTTGGTCATCGTTGCTCCTGTCGTGATTGCTTCGTTAACCGCCCTTGGCAATGAATGAACGCCATGCGCGCCGACGCTTGGACACCAGAAACTCTTCGTGTGTCAACTTTCCTTTTCTGATGTTGCAGCGCGGGCACGTTAAGTGCAGGTTTGCCTGGGCATTTATCCCGCCGCGAGAAACGGGCTGCTTGTGATCGATGTGGAATCTACCACTTAACAATTCGCCGCAGTACGCGCAACGACCTTCTTGGCTGCAATTCATCCGCTGAATGTCCCACTTGTCGGGGCCAACGCCACCGGCACGACGTCGCTGATGCGCCAAGTGATTCGCTTCTCGCTTTTTCTGTGCCTTCTCCTCCGGTGTGAGGCGGTATGCTGCTCGGTATGGCCGACGCTGCGCGGGTGGAATGCCGCGCCTTTCAGCAAAGTACACCGCATTGCATGGCTTGCAATAAGATTGTGGCTTGCCGCGCTTGCCACGGACAAAATCGGCAACCGGTTTCCATTCTCGACATCTCGCGCATTTTGCCGTCCCATCGGCTTCGTTCACTCGCACCGCCCTTCTGGCGGCGTCTCTGCAATCGAAACTGCAATACTTGTGCCCGAGATTGCTCGGATGTCGATAGATCGGCTTACCACACTTTGCACAAGGGACGAGTTGGCCATTTGGTGGCCGACCGCGTTTGGCATTAGGCATGGAAATCGCTCGCCCGCTGTGCTGCTCCCTGGCCCTCGCGTAGGTGATGCAGCTCCACGCGGCCAGCACATTCAGCTCCCCATCCTAGCCGCCCGGCGATACAGCCCAGGGCCGCTACGCGGTCTTTCCAGAGACTTGCGGCGGTATATGGTGTCACCCGAACCCAGCTCATCCTAGTGGTCCCCGCAGATGGTCGCGCAGCGCACGTCGCATCACCTCGACGTAGTCTTGTGGAAACTACGGTAGCAACCCATAGCGCCATGCGCAGGTCACCGCGCCGAACACGATCGCGAGTACGACCGCAATCCCGGGCGCATTGAGTCGGCACCAGAGCTGCCAACGCGGCGTCACCGTGAACATCTCCTCGGCGAGGCGGTCCTGCACCTTGCGCTCGGCGCGCATGGATTCGGCGCAGTCGCGAAGGTCAGGCATGGAGTCCAGCCTCCTCAACAATCCAACCGTACCCGGTCTCACGCAGGCGCTCGGCCAGCTTGGCGCGCCGGTTGCGCCGGTTCAGACGCGCGATGATCACTGCAACCAGCGCTTCCATGGACGAGTCGTCCACTGACGGAGCGTCCCGCAGCAGCGCGTAACCGCTATCGTAATGGTCTGCGCACCATCTGCCGTTTTCATGCCGCACACAAATGCGGAAGCGGTGCCAGCGCCCAGGGAGTTGGCAAGCGAAACCGGAGACCATGCGTGGCGGGCCGGCGAAACAGCCGAAAGACTGATCGATCTGGTATCGCAGGAGCTCGTAGCGGATTTGCATCACCGCCCTCCTCTTACCCACGTCGGGAACCGCCGTATCATCCGGTCGGTAATCTTACGCTGGCGCTCGCGATCGAGTCTCGTCCTGACATGCCGGTCAGGATGCCGCGCGCGGTAGCGGGAATAGATTTGACGGCGGGTGAGATTCATCTAACCGCGAACGTTCCTGAGCCGCCGCACGATCGCTCGCGCATAAGCCTCGTCCGCGCGCACCTTCTCCGGGGCCGAGGCCGAGAGGTCGCCGACCTCCCTCTTCGATGTGGCTTCGTCGAGCCGCGCGATCTCGTCGGCGAGGACCTGCGCGAACGATGGACCGGGCGGTGCTATGGGAGCGGACGTAGACGCGACGCCCCCGGTGAAGGGTTCGGTAGCGAGTGGTCTCTGCGCGCCGCCGGAAGATTCTGGTGCAGCCTGGGGGGACTTCTCTTCGATCTTCTTCAGCGCCTCGTCTTGGGCGTCCGCCGCAGCCCGAAGGCCGGCCGTGCCCGTGTGCGGTTCCTCCGCCGGCGCCGCTACCTCGAACCAATCACGCGCCGTGCTCATGCCGTCCCGGATCGAGTTGTAGATCCGTCCCAGGCGCATCAGGAGCCCGGCGCTGATCGCCTCGAGGTTCCGCCCGATCCGGGCCTCGATCATCTCCTTGGTGACGCCCATCGGGGCGAACTTCTCGAGCATCGCGGCGAGCCGCTCCGGCGTCGGCTCCGCCTTGCCGGCGAGCGTCCGTTCGCACTGCGCGACGGCCTCCTCCTGGATCTCCTGAGGGATCACGGCCATCAAGCAGGCGCGTTTCCGCCGCGCCGCCATGTTGGCCGTCACCTCGTAGATGTCGCGCTCGTCCGTGACCGCGTAGCCGCCTTTCTTCGTGTCGCGCCAGTGCCGGACCTGGAACGTCTTGCTATCCTGGACATTACGCTCGAGATCCCAGGCGAAGGCGAGACATTCGCTGACCCCGTCCCGGCGCGAAAGCTCCTTCACGCCGCAGTAGAGGTTCCCGAGCTCCTGGGCCATCACCTCGGCGAGCCGGATGCTCGGTCCGACGACGTTCTCCCCGCCACGGTTGTACTCGTAGACCCCGTCATCGGCCACGCGCGCCTTCGTGCAGCGTTCGAGGATCCGCACCTTCGCCGCCTCGACGTCCCGAGGGAAGCGGGCGGCCATCAGCATGGCGGCCTGTACCTCGGCGACCGCGCGCTGCTGCTCGACCTCGACGACCGCGGTGCTCGCCGTGGCGATCTTCTGCAGTTCGGTCGTGCTCACGTCTCCTCCTTGGCGTTTACCGGCTCCCAATACGCGCGGAACTGCGCGAGGAAATACGCGCGCCGAGCCGCGAGATCGGTGGTCTCATCGCGCTTCCTCTGGATCTCGCGGTCCATCTTCGCGAGGATATCCGCCTTGTTCACGTCGAGCTGATCGTCGTCGATCGCCTTGATGATCTCGACGTCCTTGGTCTGTGCGTTGAAATAGACGAACTGGACGCCGACGTTATGCCAGTCGGTCTGGAGGTACGCGACGATCACGGTCGGGAGCTTCTCGAACGGCTCGAACCCGACGACCGTACCGGCGTAAACTTTGTGACTCTTGTCCGTGTAGCCCTCCGTTCGAAGTACTTTCACGCGATCGCCGATGCGGATCTCCTCGATCCTCCGAGCGTGGCGCAGATCGACCTCAAGCTTAACGCCGTTCACTTCGATGATGGTTCGTTCGCTCATTTGGCTTTCCTCCTGGTTACGTCGACCCGCCGCAGGACGCGGTGCTGAGACTCGACGGTGTACTTCCGGGCGAGCTCCGGCAGCTCCTCGCGGAACTTGGCCTGATCGAGGTGGCTCGAGCTTTGCAGCTTCCAGGTCGCATAGGGTATGCCGCCCCAAAGAAGCACCGCATCCTCTTCCGGGGTCTCGGCGACCGCCTGTTTCCAGGCCGCCTCGCGCGCCGCCTTCGCCCCCAGAATCAGCTCGGCCGGGGGAACGCCCCAGGCGTTCCGGACGTGGTTCAGAACGGCGAACTCGCGCTCGAGGATCCGCGACTCGTTCGTCGCGTTCGCCGCGCGGAGCATCATGATGGCCGCGACCGCGCCCATGGCCTCGGGCGTCAGGTCGACCGGCTTGCCGCGATGTCGCTCGTAAAGTCGCCGGATGTCCTCGACGCTCCTCGGCTCCGGCGGGACGCGATCGATGACGAGCCGCCAGAACTTGATCGCCTCCGCGCGCATCCACGTCTCCGGGATAGAACCACGGAGGATCGGGTAGCAGAGCAGCGTATCGACGCCGAAGAGCACGGCGAGCAGACAGGCCGGGCGGTCGGCGATCATCATCCCGTAACCGACCTGGGCGGCGTACTCGACGGGGACCTCCTCCTCGGCCTCGTCGCCCCAGCCACGCTGCAGGAACCAGTACGAGGTCTTGATCTCCCCGTTGAGGACCGTCCCGTCGGGGATCAGCGCGAGGCGCGGGAAGCGCTCGCGGACCGCCGGCGTCATCGGGAACTCGAAGTCGATCTCCGCGCGCATCCAATCGTACTCGCGATCCGCGTACCTGTTCGGCTCGCCGCCGTAGGACAACTTCGAGACGAGGACCCCTTCGTCGGCGAGCATCTCCGCGACGACCGGCTCCTGACGCTTGCGGCGGCGGAAGAAACGTTCCTTCGCCGGATCGAGTGCGCGCGGCGGATCCTCGGAGAGCTTCGCGGTCCAGCAGTCGAACGGCGTCCGCCGCTTGTCGAGCCCGAGAACGGCCGCGATGTCCCCAGAGCCCAGGTAGCGGCGGCGATCAACAGGCATCGTCCGCATCCTTCGCTCTGCTCTCCGCCCTGCGCCGCGCTTCCTCGTGGCCACGCTCCGCCAACTCGCGGGTCTCGTATAGATCGGCCGCAAAGGCGACACCGGGCAAGCCATCGGCGTATTGGATCATCGAGAGCCCAGTCACGGGATCGCGGTAAATCACTCGCACGCGCTGGACGAGCCAGGAATCACCGAGCCAGGCGGTCATTTAGAGCCGTGAACTGGTCGATCTCATCGCCTGAGATACCTCCGCGTCGCATCGCCTTACGGACCGCCTCGAGAATCGCGAACGCGTTACCATCCCTGCCCGTAAGCTGAACCTTCACCTCCGGATGCTTGATTTTCATGGCCGATCTCCTTGCGTGGGCGTGATCGCCCCGACGGCCCCCTCTCGCGAAGGGGCCGGCAGCGCTCACGCGGCCATCGCGAGGATCTCGCCGCCCTTGCGTTCGAGTTCCACGCGCGTGTCCTGATGCTGAACCCCGCGCGCGTAGGCCGTGATCGCCGCGGTGGCGTCCCAGAGCGTCTCGATCGGACGGCCCTCCTCCGCCACGTGGACGCTCTTGACGGCCTCGATCAACCGCTTGCCGAACCGCTCCTTGAGGAACGCGTCGACGTCATCGATCTTCTTCGCCTGGGCCGCGGCGATCGCGTCCTCAACCGGCTTTGCCGAGCCATTCGCGTAGGCGAGCAGCACGGGCTCGACCTCCTCAAGCCAGCGGTCCGGCGCGCCGGATGTGTGCCGAATGTTGATCTGCTGGAACCCCTCCGCGCCCCATACGATCCTGTTCGCGCAGGCATAATCGAAGAGGAAGGACGCGAGCCCGAGGACGGTGTTGCCGACCTCGGAGTTCCAGAGGAAGAACCCGCGGGCGAGCGCTCCCGGCTTGCCATCGCGCCGGTTAGGGATCTCGATTCGGTTCTTCTCGTCGGCGAGGAACACGAACATGTCGCGGTCGGAGGCATAGAGTGTGGTGTTCTTCTTCGTGACCTCAACTGCCTTGCCGAACTCGCCCGGGATCTTCCAGTCGCCGGAGACGCCGTCGCCGAAGCGCGACGTCAGGGCGCGGATCACGTCCGTGTTCCAGATCCGGCCGTAATTCGGCCCGATCGCCGCGCGGAGGATCGGCTCGCCGTTGTCGTAGAGCAAGACGCCTACATCCTCGACGCCACGCGCGTAGTGGAGCTTGAAGTTCAGCGCGTCGGCGACGATCGGCGATGGGAGCGAGCGAAGATAGCCGGCCGGAGACTCGGCGAGGCCGGCGAGCTGACCGAAGGCCCAGTTCGTCGGAGCGTAGCGCTGTCCGTTCGGACCATCGATCTCGAGGCCCCGGTTGTCGGCGGTCGAGACAACCTGAAGAGCACGCGAGCTGACGACGCGGGCGCGGGATGCGGCGCGGACCGCGTCCTGCGAAGCGAGCATCTCCGGCAGCGAGACGAAGCGCTCGTCGTCGGGACGGGACGCCCACTGATGAGATGCTTGACTGAGGGTGGTGGACATCTGGTACCTTTCTCCCGCCTGCTCGGCGGGTTGCTGAGTTACGGGCACGGCGCCCGCGGAGATCATTAGATCACAAGGCGGCCGTAAAGTAAACCCCTGGTTCCCGCTTGATAACGTAAGGTTTACAACGAGCGGAACTTGTGCCTATAATCCGCCCCATGCCCGCGGACATGTCGAAACCACGTCAACCCGTCGTGGAGGAGGCCATCCGCCGAGCGGGCGGTGCCGCGGCGCTAGGGCGCGCGCTCGGCATCACGAAGGTCGCGGTCGGGAAGTGGCGCCAGGTCCCAGCCGGGCGAGTTCTGGACGTCGCCCGCGTGACCGGGATCGGTCGCAGTCGGCTTCGCCCGGACCTCTACCCTAGATCGTAAGCCGGCGAGTGGCGCGCCACGTGAGCCTGCGGCCCCGAGGGGAAGTGGTTCGAGCTCGCCGTAGTCGTCGCTGCATGACGCCCGGGGCTTTTCTTTTCCCCCCGATTTGCGCTATCCTCTGCTCGCCGGGTGGTGCGGCCACACCCGAAAGACGACCGAGCTCCGTTCTCGGACGTGCCCGGCTTCTTCTACTGCGAGCGGAGCGCATATGGCAATACGCAAGCTGGTCTCGAGAAGCGGTGCTTACCTGCCGCTCTACGTCGGCGACTACCTGCGCGACACGCAGCACCTCTCCCCCGCCGAGGATGGCGTCTACCATCGCCTGCTGATGGCCTATTGGGCCGCTGGCGAGCCGCTCCCGGCCGACGACCGCAAGCTCGCTGCCGTCGCTCGTGTGCCCCTGGACGACTGGCTCGGGACCTACAAACCGGCCATGCTCGAGTTCTTCCGCCCGAACGCCAAAACGTGGCATCAGAAGCGCATGGATTGCGAGCTCCAATTATGGCGTGAACTTTCGCAGCATAATCAAGCGGCTGGCAGAGCCAGCGGACGAGCACGCGTTCAACGAGTGTTCAACGAGTGTTCAACGAGTGTTGAACCCCCTGACCCTGACCCTAAGAAGAAAGCAAGAGATTCTCCGCCTACGGCGGAGCTTGCCCTGATCGGGCAAGACCGCATCCCCTACGATCAGATCGTGCAGCTTTACCACCAAATGCTACCCATGTGCCCAGCAGTCAAGAAATTCACCGAGCGCCGGCGAGGCTTGCTACGGGCACGCTGGCATGCCGGCGAGCTACCGGACATGGAAACATGGCAGAAGTACTTCGCCTACGTCGCCAGCTCGGAGTTCCTGACGGGCCGCACGACGCCGAAAGGTGATCGGCCACCGTTTCTAGCCGACCTCGAATGGCTCTGCCGAGAAGGGAATTACGTCAAAGTGTGGGAGGGGAGATATCATCATGACTAAGCAGAAGTTCGACAGTGCCGAACTTCTGCTTAGTCATGATGATATCTC